AGTAGCGTAAGCTGTATCCCACTGTGCAGCACGAGCAGACGTAATGTATTCCTCAGTGCCTAGCGTAATAACAGCAGTGCCATCTTGGGTGTACACCAGCTTGTCAATGACGTTGACAGCGAGTTCGCCTTTGTCAACATCAGATGTCGTAGGCGCTGCACCAGACGTTTCACTGAACTTGGTTATGATCTTAGTAGCCATTATAAATTCTCCGGCCAATCAGAAATAGGAGCGTTACCAGTGACGTTACCATCAGCATCCGTTGGTGTAACAAACAGTGCCAAGAACTCATCGTGGGTTGTACAAGCGTCAATGGCAGCTTCAATAGTTCCTGAAGCAGTGCGTACAGCAGCACGATAGGTTGTAACCTCTGATGGTATAGCAGCAGACGATTCAGCGTTACGCACGATGTACCAATCAGTAGCGTTCAAGAGACCCTGTGCTTGAGCCTTGATAGTGTTCTTCCACACTGACTTCAGACCCAGAGTGACAACTTGGTTGCCCTTTTCGTCCAACACCGGATCACCGTTTTCGTCTACCTCGTTGACATCATCAATAGCTTTAGGAAGATCTGCACTCCAGAAGAACCGTGAGTCAAACGGTGCAGGATCAGCTTCCCACACGAGACCAGCAGCAGCTTTGTCATCGTCAGACCAGCGTCCCCAGTTGCTAGGGTGTGTAATTCCGTTGTCATCCGTCCAGCTCTTGCCAACTCGGATAATACGGTTGTTATATTTCCATGCCATTATGTTCTCCCGTTAGCGAGCGTTGGCGTATTTAAATGGGTTTTCAGCAAAGGCCAAAAATAAAATTTTACCGGGATAATTCCAATCCCAGTTTCCAGATTTTATTTTGAAGCCATTAGATAAGAAATCAACGTGCTGCCATGCAAACTCTGCTCCAGAACTATTGGGTATTAACAAGCTCTGTTCTGGATTATATGAATCTCTTTTTGTGTCGTATATATACCACTGGTTTGTAGATTGTGTTGACTTTACTAAAACAAAAGCAGGCCGGAAACCCGTGTACACAAAAGGCCCATCGCTTGATCCGTTTCCGAGGTAAGTCCCTACTTTGGAAAAAGAGTCTACAGAGTGGAAGCAGTAAGCGATCATACTGTTTAAGTTAGTTGTTTGGTCAGAACCCAAATGAATAACAGAAGAAGTAGCTAAAGTATTATTAAAGAATATACTGTTGTATGTTGTGCTTTTAGCGTCCGATGTTTGAAGGGTTAAATAACCTAAACTTCCAGAAAACGTATCTTGCACAATCCAACTAAACGCGCCTGATCTGCTTTTTATAATTACTAAATCTGGCGTTTGAGATAAACCATGACCCACGGTAGCGTTACTACCAGTACCCGTATAACTAACAATACTAAACCCAGCGTCCACATTAGCAGAGACCGTAGAGGTTATAGTGCCGTCAGTATTAGATACGCCAGTGCCGTTGGCTTTCCAGTTCCATGCTACGCGAGTTTGTCCGTTTTCATTTGACCAGTTTGATGTAGCTACTGTAAAGCCGTCAGAGTCGAATGATGTAACTCCATTTGTGTAGTTAGTTTCTGCATCCGTTAAATTTGTAAATAGCTGACGAGTGACACCACGAACAGCGTCTTGGACTATATTGTTATCCACATCACTACGCGATTTTATCCATACCCAATCCGGCTGAAACCCAACACCAGTAATGCTCTGAGTAGTTCCAGTACCCGTATACAACACCGTATTAAAGTGATCTGCTGGCGCTACAGTAGGCTCTGGTAGATTCTGTGTGCATAACGCTAGATAACCAGATGGTGGAGCGTAGTAAAAGTCACCAATGCCGTTAGCGTCTGTGTTGCCTTGTGCTGTCTTGTTGCCAGCGAATGAGGAGTCTTGACCGAAGTTATATACAGCACTATCACCTGCTTGATGATTACTTTCAGGAACCCATTTACCTGTACTAGAATCTACTAGATCAATAGTAGAGTTACTTCCTGCTGAAGGGTCTCCTGAACCAAACCACGTTCCATCTACGCCAAACCAAGCCTTATTGTTATCTGCATCAAATGCAATCATAACAACGCCGTTAGAAATTGCTGTTTGGTTTCCTACGTTTAACGTTCCAGCAGAGCCATTTATCCAGCTTCCATAAGCAGCAGCCCAGCGAAGATACTGCGTATAAGGGCCGTTAGTAAATCCAATTCCGGTGTATCCAGTTGTATTAGATACATTTACTTCCCAGTACCATTTACCTCCGGTTATGCTAAAAGTAGAGTTTTCATTAGAAACGCACTTTAAGTTTCCTTCAGATAACGCACCTTGTACGCTGCTTCCTTCCCAAATAGGATTCAACGTAGCAAAGTTATTCGTAGGACTATCCAGCACAACATCCGTGGCTGCTAGGTTGTTTGCAGTCCAGTCGTTACTGTTGCCTGATTGATCTTCACCCAGCGAGCTAGAGTTACCAAAGTCTAAATAGAACCCGTTAGTGCCGTAGGTTCCTGTGTACTTGATAGGCTTCCAGTGACCGTAATCTGCGTCAGTCTCACCAAAGTAAGATGGGTCAAGAGCTTGGCCGTCAATGAAGTGGACATCGGCTAGATAACAGTCTAAATAGTTGTTTAATGTACTACTAGCGTTTGGCCGCTGCGCGCCAATCAAAGCTCTGACAGTGGTATTAACAGCGGAATCATAGTTTAACGGCCAATGATCTGGTGAATTAAAACTTGTTATTCGGGTGCCGTTTACATACAGCTTTACTCTATCAGCCTCTGTGGAATCCGTTGTGTCAAAAGCAACAACAATGTGATACCAAGAGCTTACATCACGAAAAACTGCCGTTGTATCGTATAGACCTACATTAGCTCCGCCGGATTGCTCAATAATTCTTATAGTATCATCACTTTTAAACTGAAGATTAAATTGTGGTGAATTATTGTAATCATCGCGCTGCTGGAAAATCACATTGGTAATGCCAATATTCCCACGCTTAACCCAGCCACTCCAAGTCCACGTTCTTTGATTACCAGCAGACGCGGGAGTCCTAGTTAAATACGCCGAGTCATCATCATTAAACCGTAGCGACTGGTCAATCTCATAACCACCGCTAGAGTACATCCACTGATCTGAACCAAACGGCCCTGACATAACTAACCCTTACGCAAACGCAAGCTGAGGAGTACCCAATAGGATACGTCCAGAAGCAACAACAATGTACGGTACCACATCAGTCGTAGATGCAGCGGTAGACAACGTAAGACCAGCAGCACCAGCAGTCTCGTAGTCAGTGCCTAAAGATACTGTGCGTCCACCTGTAGCGTCTTGGATAAACACGATGAAGCCTGACTGTCCTACAGTCTCAGTCGTAGGATTGTCCAGAGTCACGTTACCAGTCAACGTAAGGACAAAGTTCTGGTAAGTGCTGAAGTCCAGAGTAGTTGACCCAGTAGTCGTAGCGTTAGTGTTAGTCCCTGCAACGGCGTTCTTTGTAACCGTGATAGAACCGACAGTTACAGAGTTAGTTGTCGTAGCGCCTCGTCCAGTAACATCATCTAACGTATCAGTCTCTGTGTAACTCGTTAAGTAACCAGCAGAGCTATGATCACCCCAACCGTACGCAGTATCCCATTGACCAACTTTAGTGTCAGTAATGGTGTTAGTGCCCATATCAATGGTATTGCCGTTAGCGTCTAACGTACCACCTAGCTGTGGCGTAGTATCACCAACGAGGTCTGGAGAAACAGTGTTCCAGCTAGAGCCATCGTAGATACGAGTGGTGTTGTCAGTGGTATTAAAGTACCAGTCACCAGCAGTAACAGGATCACCGTTACCGTCTACAGTAGGATTGCTTGAGAGTGGGCCTAAGTAAAAAGCGTCAATGGCTGCTTGAGCAGCTTCTGCTGCTGCCTGTGCTGCTTCTGCGGCAGTCTGTGCAGTAGATGCATTAGTAGCTGAGGTTGCTGCAGAAGATGCGCTAGAAGCTGCGCTGGTTGCGTTTAGAGAGGCAACGCTAGCACTGTTAGCTGCTGCGGTCTCGCTTGCTGCGGCGGCAGTCTCACTAGCGGCTGCGGCAGTTTCAGATGCTGCTGCGGCAGTAGCACTATTAGAAGCTGAAGTGGCAGAAGAGGATGCAGAGTTAGCAGAAGACAGTGCGTTGGACGCAGACGTAGACGCATTGGATGCGCTAGTAGATGCACTGTTAGCGTTAGCAGTGGTAGTGGTTACAGCGTCAGATGCTGTAGTTGCGCTAGCTGCTGCGGCAGCGGCTTTAGTGGTTGCAGTAGTTGCACTAGCAGCCGCAGAGTCAGCACTGTTTGCAGCGTTAGTTGCAGAAACCGCCGCTTCATTGGCTTTTTCTGTAACTGCGTTGAGAGTAGTTTCTGTGGTAGATCCA